GGGACATATGGTGCAGGGAAGGAAACGCTCCGGGCTTTCTGAGGGCAGAAAGACCTGCCGTGTACCAAAATCCGAGTGGATTATCGTCCGCAATACCCATGAACCTCTGGTGGATGAAGAAACCTTTCAAGCGGTTCAGCGGATGGCAGAGGACGCCAAAAGCACCTATCATGCGCGAGAGGGAAAATATGACGGATTGGGTGCAACACCCAATATTCTCCGAAAGCTGGTCTACTGCGCGGACTGCAAGCGGCCCCTGGTGCGATATAAAAACGTGAACAGCAGTATTGGGAGACGCTACTATGTTTACATCTGCCAGACCCACTCCAATGATCTTGCTTCCTGCCCAAAGAAGTATTTCCATGAGACGAAGCTGATTGAGCTTCTTTGGGACACGTTACAGCAGGAGATCGCACTGGCTGGGGATTTGGATAAGTTGGTGCGCCAGTACAGCACATCAGCAAAAGCGGCGGGTCGGGAGGCGGCTGTCAAGCGGGAGATCGCTGCTGCAAGGCAGGCCCTAAGCCGTGCGGAAATGCTCTATGACAGCTTGTATCAGAATTACGCTGATAAACTGATGTCAGAGCGGGAATACACGGAAATGAAGCGGCAGTACCGCTCCGATATGGAAAGGGCGCAGGCCCGGTTGGATGAGCTGGAACAGCGGCAGAAGGACGAACGCCAGCAGACCATGGAAAACCCCTGGCTCACCGCCTGCGGCCAGTTCCGGGAAGAACAGGCGTTGACGGCGGATATGGCCCACGCCCTGATTGAGCGGGTAGAAATTGACGCAGAGAATCATGTATCCATCACTTTGCGTTACCGGGATGAATACAATGCCCTGCTCCGGCTGCTGGCGGCAGAGGGAGAGGCGGTGTCCGCATGACCGGCGTGACCGCTAAATACATCCGGTTGTCTGCTGAGGACGTTGATTTAGGAAAAGACGGGAAGATCGAATCCAACAGCGTCACGAACCAGAGAAACCTGCTGGACGCTGTTATCAGCCGCACCCCGGAATTGGCGGATTCCCATGTAGTCGAGTTCTGTGATGACGGATGGAGCGGCAAAAACTTCGAGCGTCCCGGCTTTCAAGCAATGATCGCCCAGGTGCGGGCGGGGAAAATCCAATGTATCGTGGTGAAGGATTTATCCCGGTTTGGCCGTGATTATCTTACAGTCGGCAACTACATTTCCAGCGTATTCCCCTTCCTGGGAGTGCGGTTTATCGCCGTCAATGATGGCTTTGACAGCATCCGGCCAGCCGATATTGACAGCCTGGAAACCTCCTTTAAGGCCCTCATATACGACCTATACAGCCGGGACCTGTCCCGGAAGGTGCGGAGCGCAAAGCGTTTCCGCGCCCAGCAGGGAGACTTTCTTTCCCCTTTTGCTCCCTATGGTTACGTCAAGGACCCGGCTGACAGAAGCCGCCTTGTGATAGACCCGGAGGCGGCGGAGACGGTGCGGCGTATTTTTCGCATGACGGCGGACGGCCAGAGGAAGGAACAGCTTGCACGGCAGCTCAACGCGGAGGGCGTACCTACTCCCATGCTTTACAAGCGGGCGGCTGGGTGTACCCGCACCAAATGGAACAATCTGTTTGACGAAAACTTTTGGACGGGCGGTCTGATTTATGGCATCCTGCGGGATGAACGGTATGTGGGCAGGGTTGTCTATGGGAAGCATACTCGTGACCGGATCGGTCATGCCCATGTGGTTCGGGTTGACCGTGAGGACTGGATAGTTGTAGACGATACCCATGAGGGTATTGTTACTCAGGAAGAATTTGACCGCGCACAAGCGGCAATACGAGCCTTGGAATGCGGAGCGGTCAAAAATCATAGGCATCCCTTGCAGAAGAAAGTCCGCTGTGCAACCTGCGGCTATGCCATGAGTCGGGTACAGGGGTCAGCGCCGTATTTCGTGTGCCGTACTTCTCGCATGAATTCCGCCTATACTTGCAGGGTGAGGATACCCGAAGCGGACGTTCTGGATACTGTGTCCGAAGGGCTTCGTATGCAGGCGTTGATAGCGGTGGAACTGAGACGGTTATGGGAGGAACAGTGCCAGGGCCGGAAAAAGGATATTACCGCCACGAGGAAAAAACTCGCGGGACTGCGGGAGAAACACCAGCGGCTTTCCCAGCAGGTCAGCGGCCTCTATGAATCCTTTGCATTGGGCGAGATCAGCAAGGCGGAATATCTCACCGCAAAAGCCGCCGCCGCAAAACAGCGGGACGATGCCGCTGTCCAGATCACCGAGTTGGAGGCCTCGCTGGAGAATATGGACACGGACGGTAGCTTGCGGAACGGTTTTGTTTCTGCCTTTGGAAAGTATCAGGAGGTAGAGGAAATTACCGATGAGATTGTGGCGGATGTTTTGAAAGAGGTCCACATCCACCCTGGCGGGCGAATTGAAACCGTCTGGAATTACCGGGACGAGCTGAAAAAGCTGATACTTGATTTGCAAGGAGATCATCAGGATGGAGAATAAAAGAGCCTGGATTTATTGCAGGGTCGCACACCCTGACGCACACGCGCTGGCGGCTCAACAGGCCAGTCTGGAGGCATATGCGGAAGCGCACGGTTTTAAGGTTGTGGGCACGACTGCTGAACAGGCCAGCGGGTTAGACTTCTCCCGCCGTGGGTTGGCCGAGGTTTCCGGTGCGGTGGCTGATGGGAAAATCGACCTTCTGCTGGTAGCAGACCTCTCCCGCTTGGGGCGGGATGTTGGAAGGACGGACGCTTATCTGCGCTGGCTGGAAGATCAGTTTGTTGAGGTGGTCTGTGCTGACGGCGCTGTGCCACAGACGGCCACCGAGATACTGCGTGAGTTGGTGAACACAAGCAGGACAGATTACAGATAGTCCCAAGCAGGGGCCTCTCCATCCAAGAACTTGGACGGAGAGGCCCTTAATCCGTATAAAATTGGGGTGAAATACCATGGATATTAGATTTGCCGATACGACAGAAGCCGCCTATCAGGACCGGGTTTGCAGTATCCTCGCATCACTCAGCCTAATGGTAGACGCTCAAAAACATTCGGGAGATTGTAACGGAAATCTCCGGTGGCTGTACCGACGTGAAATGGAGTACCATTACAGACGAGCGGTTTTTGAAGCCCTTCGGCTGCTGGGTATTCTGATTCACGACACCGGCATTGTAAATGAAACAAACCTGAACCGACTTTGCGAGAACGGGCACACCGCGCTGGAAGATTTAATTAGCAGATATGCCAAGTGTTTTGATACTGAGGTCGAGTAGTCCCGCAGTTGAAACCATTCGGAAGTGTTCATAGTTTATTTACATTTAATTTTTGTTCCGTGCTTGACATTGGCGGACAAAGGGTACAGCGGCAAGAACACAGACCGTCCGAAGTTTCAAGAACTGGTGCGGGACATCAAGCGGGGCTTGATTGCAAAGGTCGTGGTTTACAAGCTCGACCGTATCAGCCGTTCCATTCTGGACTTTGCCAACATGATGGAGCTGTTCCAGCAGTACAATGTGGAGTTTGTGTCCTCTACGGAAAAGTTTGATACCTCCACGCCGATGGGACGGGCCATGCTGAATATCTGTATCGTGTTCGCCCAGCTTGAACGGGAAACGATACAGAAGCGGGTAACGGACGCTTACTACTCCCGCAGTCAGCGGGGCTTTAAGATGGGCGGGAAAGCCCCTTACGGCTTCCATACGGAGCCTATCAAGATGGACGGTATCAACACAAAGAAGCTGGTGGTAAACCCGGAGGAAGCGGCCAATATCCGGCTGATGTTTGAGATGTACGCCCAGCCCACAACTTCCTACGGGGACATTACCCGGTACTTTGCCGAACAGGGGATTTTGTTCCATGGCAAAGAGCTGATACGCCCCACGCTGGCGCAGATGTTACGCAATCCTGTCTATGTGCAGGCAGACCTTGATGTGTACGAATTTTTCAAAAGTCAAGGTACAGTCATTGTCAATGACGTTGCCGATTTTACGGGCATGAACGGCTGCTATCTGTATCAAGGGCGAGATGTAAAGGCCAGCAAGAAAAACGACTTAAAAGACCAAATGCTGGTACTGGCTCCCCATGAGGGTATCGTCCCCTCCGACACCTGGCTGACCTGCCGCAAGAAGCTGATGAACAACATGAAAATCCAGTCTGCCCGGAAAGCCACCCACACATGGCTGGCAGGAAAAATCAAGTGCGGGAATTGCGGGTATGCTCTTATGAGTATCTACAATCCCTCCGGCAAACAGTATCTCCGCTGCACGAAACGGCTGGACAATAAAAGCTGTCCTGGCTGTGGGAAAATCATCACTTCGGAACTGGAAGCGGTTGTTTATCAGCAGATGGTAAAGAAGCTGGCAAGCTACAAGACGCTGACAGGAAAAAAGAAAGCGGCAAAGGCAAACCCGAAAATCACCGCCCTGCAAGTGGAACTTGCCCATGTAGACAGCGAGATTGAAAAGCTGGTGGACAGTCTGACGGGGGCAAACAATGTCCTGTTCTCCTATGTGAATGTGAAGATAGCGGAACTGGACGGGCGCAAGCAGGAACTTCTGGCAAGGATAGCGGAGTTGACTGTGGAGGCCATCAGCCCGGAACAGGTCAGCCAGATTTCCGGCTACCTCGATACCTGGGAGAATGT